CATAATAGTTACCACCATCGGCACTATAAGTATTGGTTGGGTCTACTTGTATTTCAAAGTTGTTGCTATCACCATCAAACTCAAAGAAACCTGTTAAAGAATCCAGTACTATGTCACCTAAGAATTTGTTAGTATCACCAAGTTGATTGATGTCCAACGTCATATTAGCACCAGTTAAATTAAATGCAGTCATCGTCCCTGTTACTGCATCAAGTCCGCCTATGATGTTAGAGCTACCAAGCTGTTCAACGTCTAAGTTAAGAGTTGCACCAACTTGATTAATATATATTTCATTATCAGCTTTTACAACAAAGCCTACTAAAGCAATTAAAAAAAGTAATCTATTCATATCTCCAATATCTCCTCTCTATTCCTTGTCGTACTATTTCTAGTACACTTGTCTCTATCGCTTTTTGGAGGGCAATAGAAACACTTTCATTTTGTGCTACACCAGATTCTAATTCCACTAACTTAGTCCCAGCTTCATAGAATCTAAAGACATCACTAGATACTCCAACAGATAGAATAGTCTTAGATGTCAGGACTTCTAATAATACTTCCCCTGTATTAACAGAAACCAATCGCAAAGAAACTGTAACTGTATCTTCACGATACTGGCGGCTTTGACCGACACCTAAGTATCTGGCTCCTCGTCCACCACTTTTCAAATTAGTGTCATAACCTATAACACCACCTTGAACTAATAACCCAGCAAAGATTAAAGGATTGAGTTCGGTATCGTCATCAAAGTCCTGCCGAGTTGTTCTAATTATTTGTCGTTCTTTTGTCAGGTTATCTAAACCTATACGTTCAACAACTGTAAAAAACTTACCACCTGCAGCATGTTTAAAAGCTCTAATTAAAAATGCATCTGGTGACTGTGTTATTGCTGAGCTAAACAAAGCAAAGGTACTATTACTCTTACGTTGTCCTGTTAAGTCTGTAAAACTATTAGGATATATAGCAATAGTCGGCTTAACTTTAGCCGCTGGTAGATTGTATAATTCTTGAGATTGTAATTCTAAAACAGTACTTGCTTGTCTCTTTGAATAAGCTCCGGGAATATCCTCATCTAACAGACCAGAATGCCTCCAGCTTGTACAACTAGAAAGTAAAAGAACCGATAGGAACAGTAATCTCTGTAGTATTCCCTTCTGCATCTGTGATTGTTAAAGTTATCATGGTGCCATCTTCACTGACACTGTATTCAATGGTATTTCCTAATAGCTCTAATGTTCCGCTTGTACTTGGGTCCTCACCAAATAAAGCATCAACAAGTTGTCTTGATAATTGTGCATAGATTCTAGACTCTAAGTTTCTAATAAATCTTGCAAGTGTGGTATTCTCAGCTTCTCTTTTAAGCTGTTCTTTGTAGGCTTTGAGTTCTGCTTTGTTGGCTTCCTTTCTATTGAACTCTTGATTCTCTATTGTTAGATAATGAGCTGAAGTACCTATACCACTGAAGGAAGGTGATTTAAATTTATGCACTATTTCATCTGCAATTAAATTACCATTAACACCTAACAGCAACACGATAAATGTTGTTACTAATATTTTCATTTCTAACTTCTCCTTAATCTTTTCTTTGGTCATCTCTATCTGCTTTTGCAACTTTTTCTAAATCTATTAAATTTGGCACACCTAACAATGTTTTCAAAAGTACGTCTTGTCTAATCGTTTGATTGTCCAAAGCCCTCACTCTGTCAATCAGACTAACAATAATGCCATATTGACTATCTAACTTTGTCCCTAGTCTCTGTTCCATAGCTGTTATTTGCTCAGCTACTTTCTCATCGACAACATCAAGTTTGGTTTCCATACCATCGACAATACGCATGATTAGTTTATAAATAAACCAACCCAGCCCTAATGCCGCAGCAATAGGAAAACCTACTTGTTGTATTATAGTGACTATCTCTTCCACTACTTATTACTTGAGTTTGAAGCTCCAAAGTAGAAAGATATTACAGCACTTGCCAAACCTCCTAAGTAACCTAAGACAAGGTTAATCAGAGCTTCAGAGTTCTGTTCTGGTGGCTGTAGAGTTACTAAGAATATGTAACCTAAGAAACCACCGACTGTAGCTATACCCATGATACGAGCTGTCCAATCCTTTGAAAAATTACTACGAGCATCCTGTGTATCTTGGACTTCAAGTTTAAAGACATCGACTTCAAGTTCTTTCATCTTAACTTCAAAGTCTTTCTCAACTTTTTTAAGTTCTAGCATCTGCTCTGGTGTGGCTTCAGCAACGGCTTTCTCGATGGCTTTAGGGTTATTTGGACACCCAAGCACATCGGCAATCATATTCGCAGCCATACCGCCCATAGGACCGCCTAAAGCAGTACCTAGAGTAGGAGCAACTGCACCAACGATATTTTTTAATATGTTTTTCATTTTACTTCTCCTAATACTAATTCTTTTAATTCTTTACTCCTTCGTCCTACTTGTCTGAACCACTTACTATCTTCCATTTGATTTGCCATTTCTTGCCAATCATGTGACCGACAAGCTTTCAACATGTTTTGAAATTTGCTTAATCTGGTACCGCCTAAGTTAAAGCACATATTAACCAAGACTCTTTGAATAGCATCTGGTAATAAATAAAAAGATTCTTCTTCGCCAAACACATGTATCGCCTCTGCTAAATGTTTATTGAAATCGTCTTCAAAATATATGTCAGATACTTCTTGAGTTATTGGAGTACCAACTTCCCAACCATGTTCGGGGTCTTGTGGCTGTATTAAATGCCCTACTCCTAAGGTTTTGTAACCCAAAGAATCGACATAGACTTCGAGTAGTTCGCCCTCGTGTCTTTTTATTTCTTGTTTGCACAGGTCTATATTCATTATATTAATTCTTCCATTTGTTTCTCTAGTTCTGTTTTACCTGAGTAAGATTCGCCAGTATAAGGATTGATTCTATCGGCTGGGTCTTCTTCTGTGTAAGGTACATCTGGTCCTTTTATTAAACCTCCTTTAGAATATTTTGGAATAGTTTGTTCTTCTGTTTCATCTTCTAAGGCTCTATAAATTCCAGCTGCTTCTCTTGCGATTGGTAATACATCTAATGTTTCTAAAGTAACTGCACCTAGTCCATCGACAAGTGCATCCATCATTTCTTCATCTTCATCAGGTGTAAATTCAGGAATACCTTTAACTGGTATTTCTAATAAGTCTTCCATATAGCCTAATACTGGTGCAAGTTGCTCTGTTGTACTAGAACCATAATCAGAATATTTAAATATACCCCTAACCTTATCAATCCCATAAGTATTTAATCCTGAAAAAGATAATGCTTCACCTACTTTTTCTTTTAATGTTTCATCATTAACAGCTTCTTTATATGTAGGATTTGTTGATAAGGAAACTTGTAATTCTCTGATAGAAGCAAAAATAGGAATAGCTGCTGCCATCTTTAAAAATAAAGCAATATCTCCTTCTTCAACTCTTGCTATTAAAGCATTGGTTTGAGATGTTTTAGCTTGTGCCCACGATAAGAAACTACCTAAAAATTTAACGTAAGGATTTTTAGTTTGTGTAAATAATCTTCTATTACCAACTAAAGGTATTATAGCATCTCTATTAGCAGCTCTCATACCAGCTTTTTTAAGTAGTGCCCTACCTGTTGAATCTGATACTGCTTCTTCAACAGTTTTAAATCTACTTAAATAATTTATATTATTTTTAGTTAAGCCTAAAGTATCTATTTCTTTTAAAATAGCTTGTTCACTTTTTAAAAATTCTCTTGTTTTTCCTTTAGCATTTAATTTAGCAATATCCATAGTTCTAAATACTCCTGCATCAAATGCAAAATTTCTAGCAATTCTTGTAACTCTACCTAACTGTACAATTTCAAAAAAGTCTCTGGTAAAATCAGTTGCTCTTTTTTGCCATTGTCTGGCTCCTGTCGAATTACCAATTAACATCACATCAGATAATTCTCTTTCTAAAATATTATCATGTCTATTTCTACCTAAAAAACCTTCCATAAAGTTTTTAGGTTTACTAACAGCTCTTCGGGTGCCTAGCCCTTCAGTTGATAAAGGAAGTGCTTTACCTTGGGCTGCTTTAATTTGAGCAACTGCTGACCTTATAGCTGGAGCATAACCACTATTTGTTACAGTTTGCATCCAGTCTCCCATACTTGGAATAGCGACTTTTAATAGTCTTGTAGTTGCTAATCCCGTTTGTAAAAAAGTTGTAAATGCTCTAGCGGCATCTCCAGTAGGTAATTTATCAATACCATAAACTCCAAAGTAAGCCTCTAATGATTCTTTAATTTTTTGTTTTTCAGCATTAGCTGCTCTCTCAACTCCCGGAACACTAGCATATAAGTCTGTTACATTCTTATATTTATTTTCAGGGTCTGCTAAATTTTT